GGCGAAGAGATGGGTAAAGTCAAAGGCAATTTAAATGCCATCGTTGTCAACGCATCCCCCGCTGTAGGCCGTATCTTCTACGTTAAGCAGTGGAGCCCTGATGCCGAGCCGACTGCGCCTGATTGCTTCTCTAACGATGGGCGTGCACCCGATGCAGGTTCAGCCAACCCCCAAGCAGATCGTTGCGATAGTTGCCAACAGAATATCAAAGGCTCAGGCCAAGGTAATTCTAAGGCTTGCCGCTATTCACGTCGCATTGCGCTTGTGTTGGAAGAAGACTTCGGTACATCCCTTGAAGGTTCAGTCTACCAAATGAACTTGGCATCCAAGTCTTTGTTTGGCGAAAGCGTAGGCGATAACACGCACACGTTTGAAAACTACTCTAAGTACTTGTCCAACAACGGCAAGAGCTTGGACTACGTTGTGACGCAAATTAGTTTCAACGAAGACAATGACAATCAGTCTGTGTTATTTACGCCGACTAAGTACATTAACAAAGCACAGTACGCTGTGACTAGCAAAGTGGCTAACACTCCTGAAGTGCTGAAGATGGTAGTTATGACACCATACCAAGCAGACATGTCAGGTAAGCCTGCTAAGTTGGAAGCACCTGCCCCTAAAGCAGAAGCACCCGCAAAGGTTGATGCTATTGACGAGCCAATCAAGCGCCCCGCTAAGACCGCACCTGCACCTGTGACCAAGAAGGATTTGGATTCCGTGGTGAAGGCTTGGAGCGACGAGGAGTAACGCATGACCTATGGTTATAGCCAGAGCTTGGTGTACGCAAATAAAAAGGCAAGCGTCAAGTCTCTGGGTGTGGCCTTGGGTCGTGTATGTATCCGCGAAAACATAAGCGTTAGCAAGATTGCAGATGACTTTGGGGTAACCCGAATGACTATCTACAATTGGTTTAAGGGGGACTCAGTCCCCTTTCATTCCTACAACCAAGCGATCAACGATTACATACTCCACCTTAAAGCCCAACACCAACTGAAATAAATAAATGTCCCACTTTGACCTACTAGATGCAGTACTACCCACAGAGGGTCGGTATTGTGTGTTTGGGCTAGGGAAGTATCCAGATCAGAAGTTTTACGATACGAGAGCAGAAGTAGATGAGCAGATTGAGACGCTAGTAAGCAACAAGTTTGATGTGTTTTTTGGCTGTGCCAAGTTCGGCCCGCTTAACAATCGCACACATGAAAACGTTGCCTATGTTCGCGCATTGTGGATGGATATTGATTGCGGCCCCACGAAGGCCGTACCCGATGAAAAGGGGGTCATCAAAGGTTACATTGACCAAGCCACAGGTCTTGCCGAGTTCAAGAAGTTCTGTAAAAACGTAGGGTTACCACAACCGATTCTAGTTAGTTCAGGCTACGGCATCCACGCATACTGGTTGCTTGAAGAGACCATAACTCGCACAGATTGGGAACCCCTTGCAAACCGCCTTCGTGAGTTGTGCGTAGAGCAAGGATTCATTGTCGACCCTGCTGTATTTGAAGCATCCAGAGTACTGCGTGTCCCCGGCACATACAACTTTAAAGCTGAACCAGTAGAAGTAACGGTTCTTAACGAAATCACTCAGCGTATGACCTACGCGCAAGTGAAGGAGCTACTCGGCGCACCCGACCCAGAGTTGGAAGACGAGCGGCCAGACTTTATCCCGCGCACCATGAGTCCTTTGATGGAATCGGTGATGCAGAATAAAGTAAAGCGTTTTAAAACAATAATGCTGAAGTCAGCGCAGGGTGAAGGTTGTAACCAACTGATGCACTGCTATGAGAATCAAGCCACACTCGACTACAACTTATGGCGCTCAGCGCTTTCGATTGCAACTTTTTGCGTCGACCGAGATTCCGCAATACACAAAATGTCTGCGGAGCATCCCGACTATGACCGGTTTAAGACCGAGTACAAAGTTAATGACCTGCAACGCACGGGTGGGCCGCATCACTGCGCTACCTTTGAGAAGCAGAACCCCACAGGTTGTGAAGGGTGTAAACACAAAGGCAAGATCAAATCACCAATCATGCTTGGTGTGGAGATCGAGGAAGCCGAAGACGAAGACTACGATGTAGTAGTTGAAGCCAAAGACGGTGAGGTTGAGACAGTACGCATACCTGAGTATCCATTCCCATTCTTCAGGGGTAAGAACGGCGGCATCTACCGCAGACCCTCGGATGACGAAGCAGAACCAGACCTTGTGTATGAGCACGACCTATACATCATCAAGCGGCTAACAGACCCCGATATTGGGGAGACATTGCTATTCCGATTGCGCCTACCAAGGGACGGCATGAAGGAGTTTGCAATCCCACTCGGAGTACTTTCATCAAAAGACAAACTGCGGGAAGCACTAGCGTCTAAGGGCGTAGGCTTGTTTAGTAAGCAAGTTGACCTCATGTGCGTGTATGTGATTACAGCAGTTAAAAATTTACAAGTTATGCGGAAGGCAGATATTATGAGAACACAGTTTGGTTGGGTCGATAACGACAGCAAGTTTATTCTTGGCGATAGAGAGATTACAAAAGACGGCGTGTATTACAGTCCGCCCTCACACATTACAAAGGCGGTAGCCGAGCACCTCAACGAGCGCGGTGACTTTGATAAGTGGAAAGAAGTCTTCAACATGTATGCAAAGCCCGGCCTTGAGCCCCATGCTTTTGCAGCACTGACGGCCTTTGGTTCACCACTGTTGAAATTTACAGGTATGTCTGGTGCAATCATCAATTTGATTCACAGTAGCTCAGGTTCGGGTAAGTCGACAGCGTTGTTTATGTGCAACAGTGTATGGGGTCACCCCGTTAAGAACGCCTCGATCTGGAAGGATACGTTCAACGCAAAGATGCACAGGCTTGGTGTGATGAACAACCTACCCAACACAATTGACGAGATTACGAACACTAGCCCTATGGAGTTCTCTGACTTGTCGTACAGCATCTCGCAGGGTCGGGGCAAGAACAAGATGCGAGGCTCGGTCAACGAAGAGCGTGTTAACTTAACTAGCTGGAACGGAATGACCTTAACGTCATCAAACGCTAGCTTCTATCAAAAGCTCGGCGCGGCAAAAGATTCTCCCGATGGTGAGTCCATGCGTCTACTTGAGTATGAGATCAAGCCCAATAACCTGATTGACGTGCAAGTCGGCAAGCAAATGTTTGACCACCAACTGCGTGAGAACTACGGGTTTGCCGGTGAGATTTACGCCCAGTGGCTTGTCAACAACTTGGAAGACGCTAAAGACCTAGTGCGCAAGATTCAGGCTAAGCTCGACAAAGAAGTCAAGTTCACACAGCGTGAGCGTTTTTGGTCAGCCGTAGCCGCCTGTAACATTGCCGGTGGCCTGATCGCTAAGAACCTGCAACTGCACGACTACGACATGAAGGCGGTGTACGACTGGCTTAAAGGTATGCTCGGCGAGATGCGTGAGGACATTAAACCCCCAGTCAGCAACCCTGCCTCTACCCTTGGTGAGTTTATCAATGGCAACATGAATCACGCTTTGGTTGTGAACGGCGAGAATGACGCACGAAGCAACATGATCCCTATGCCGACTATGGAGCCAAAGGGTGAACTGCTTATACGCTACGAGCCGGATACCAAACTGTTATGGATTGCGGCCAAGTCGTTTAAAGACTTTTGCGTTCAGCGTCAGATTAACTACAAAGATTTACTTAAAGAGCTAAAAGAGGCTAATGTATTTAAAGAAGCAGTCAACAAGCGTATGGCTAAGGGCATGAAGGTTGTGTCCCCCGCAGTGCGTGCCTTGATGTTTGATGCGTCTCGGTCTGATTTTATTCACATAGATACACCCGATGAAAATCGAGACAGTTCACTATGAGGTTAACTGGGCTAAGTTCCGCAAAGGGTACTCGTTTTTTGTACCCTGCATTGATACAGCAAAAGCTAAAGCGGAACTTGACCGAGTGGCCCGCCGACTAAAGATGGATCTACTTACAAAAGTAGTCATAGAAGACGGCATAAAAGGTTTGCGAGTGTGGAGGCTTTGAGCTAAACTTCAGTTGTCGGGAAGCAGTTGCCGACGGTTTATTTTGGTTGCCTCTCCTTTTACCCCCGGCTAATCCCCGGGGGTTTTTTTTATTTTCTGTTAGAGGCCATGTTCTCTAGCTCAATACGCTTGGCTCCTTCTATTTCTTTTTCTCTAAGAGCTTTGCGGGATGCTTTACCGGCTTCATAAGCAAACGGCGCATTTTGTTCAGTTATCTCAACACCGCGCCATGACTTGCCTCTAGCTTCCGCACGGGTCTCAAGTGACTTCTCAATCTCGTCAATACGCTTAGAAGGGTACATCCGGTTAAAGCGTTCGTTAATATCCTTGTTAATCTTAGCGTACTCTTTTATGTCTTTGTTTCTGTAAGCGCGATCAAGGTTGTTTAGCAAATCAGTACGCTCGTTTTCAATACGCTTTTCAATCGCCGTCAGTTTAAAGTTAACTGCTTGCGCGTTAGCTAACGGAGCCGACCTAAAACCAATTGCTTGACCGTAGTAGTCCCATTTGTCAAACGCTTCGGGTTTTGCAAGCACAGCACCCTTGGTGTCCTTAGCGCCTTCTTTTGCGTACTTATTGGCGACTATGATGTTGCGTGCAATAGCGGGAGCCATTTTTTCTAAACCCCTTTGCGTGTCACCCTGTTGAAATGCGTCATAAGCATCGGCCCAGTTTAAGACCATGTTTGCGGCAGGGCCAGCACGTTCCAGTGCCCGTGCTATTACTTCTTCGCGGGGGTTTTGAGTTTCTTTAATGTCGCGGAAGAACATGTTATTCAAAGACGTACGGCTAGAGAAGTCAAGCCCTGTCAATTTGTTAAGCACGCCCTTAGATACCAAGTCACTAAGATCACCAAGTTTGTAACCAGCTATAGTTACGTCACCAAGTACTTCTGGTAGATAGACTTGCGTAAACCATGTATCGCGGTCAAGGTCTTTAAGTCCCTGTGGACGCTCTTTGTCTTCCCATGCAAAGCTTAGCAATGCCATAACAACGCCGTAGAAAGGCAAGCCTGTAACGCCCGCAATCAAAGCTGTACTACTTAGGACACCAAAGAAAATCTTAAACGCTTCGGCACGTCCTTCACCGTTCAATCCGGCAATCATGCGGTAGAAGTTGCGAATTAACAACACCATAATGTTTAGCGCAAACGTCATAAACTGCAACGCAAGTCTACCGCCGGGGGCTTTCATTATTGCGGGTTTAGCGTACTCAGAAAAGTTACCTTGTGATTCGTTAGTATCAATAACCGCTTGGTCTACAGCTTCTTCAAAAGTTTTACCTTTCTTGCGGTTAAGACGATAAGACGCAATCCAAACAATCTCGCGTGCCATGCGGTCGGCAGAATGTAGTAAGCCAAAAGTCACAGACGCAGCCGCAACTTTAGCTTTTTCTGTCTTAGACATTACCTCTTCGGTAGACTTAACATTGAACTCAAATAACTCACTTGCGTAGGTAGACGCAGTAACCGCACGCAAACGCATCTGCTGTACAGCCCGCTTTTCTTCTTCATTAAGGTTAAGTGCTTTTGAGTTTTCAATGGTCGGCATAACCCATGCCGTAGTGCCATCAAGACGTTTCTTAGTAACAGCAAACTCGTCCCAAAACTTAGACATTTTGCCAATTTCAGTAAAGGCTTGCGCAAATCCGTGCCTTGCACCCAAAATAACAACGCCGGTCTGCAAAATGCTAATTGGTTGAATAAGCGCAGTAGAAGGGCCGGACAAATAAGTAATCGCCGACAGCCTATTCATAATGGTTGCAAACGTATCAAACCCATCACGCTCTCTTGGGTTTAACTCCGATACAACTCGACGCTCCATGTCGTCAATAAATACTTCAACTTCAGGTCTGCCTTTAGCCGAATCCCTTGCAGCGGATATAGAAAGACGCAGTTGCGGGCCGTACTTTAGCCTTGACAGTTGCACTGCCATCTTGACTGCGGTTTCGTTAAAGCCACGTAGTACGTCAGTACTAAAGCCGGTAACGTTTTGTCGTTCAGAAAACTGCCCACGGAAAGAGTTCTCAGGCATTGTGCGCAAGTACAACTCGTACACCGCGTCCTTTAAGTTTTCTTTAGCTTTGGGGTCAGTGTCCTTTACATTCTCAATTGCGGTAAATACGTCTTTGAGCAAGTCACTTTTTTGGTAGGTTTCTTTGCGCAAATCAGCGACGTTGTTGCCGGTAGTAATGTAATTTTTAGGAATGCCATCCGCTACAAATTGTTCAGCTAACGCATCTCGCTCAGCCAAAGACGGGCGCATCCAAAACTCTCGCTCTCCGCCCAATCCTTTTTTAACCGACAGCCAATACGGGCCTTCACGAGTCAAAGCAAAATAAGGCGTAATCCTTTTGCTAGCTTCGTAGATTTGTTTAATCCGCGCCATGATAAGCGCTTTGCCGTCTTCTGGAATATTTTCTTTGTTGATACTTTCCTCAAGCAATAACATGTAGTAATCAGTCATGTCGTTGAGGTGATCGCGCATCTCTGTGTACACACGTTGACCACCTTCAGTCAAACCGTTAAACATAGCATCTAACTTAGGGGAACGTACTTTTGCAGATTTGTCGGCGGGATCAATCTTTGCTAGCGTAGCCGCAAGCGCCACGTTTTCAATTTTTCTCATTTCTCCGGGGTTCTTGGAGAATACGCGCATAGCATCAGTGCTTATATCTGCGGCGCTTTCTAACAATATGTTGGTCAAACCCGCCATCTTTTGCATCAACACGTTTGTGTTGGCTAATTCAGGAACGTAAGAAGAACCCCAACTTGCGGAAACATCAATATTCATCTGCGCTAAGACAGTCTTCACCTGCACCCTGTCCATGGATTTCCACAAACGGTTAATTGCTGGCAAGATCTTTTTGGGGTCACGCAAAGCAAAAAGTAAAGAGGCGTTCTTAGCGGCTTCTTCCGCATCCCTGCTTCGCTGAATCTGCTCAAGGTGATACTGCACTCGCTCTTCAATATCGGCTTGTGTTTCTTGTATTACCGCAGTAGATTCCTCTGGCATCTTAGGAGTCTGAGTGTAAACTTTGCCGACACGGGCTTCACGTATTGCGTTAGCTTTATCAGCTTTGGCAATCATTTTCATTGTGGGTGTTAGCTTAGAAGACACAAGCTTGTCGGTAACTACAATCAAATCAGACAGCGCATTAATGGTGTCAGTAGCCATACCGAGCATCTCACGAAGCGCATCTACAAAACGGTTAAAGAAACCTGTTTCTTCCTCAAAGCCATAAGCCCCCATCAGGAACTTTTGGAAGAAGGGGTCGGTCATGCCATAGGAAACAAACTCATGCGGATTGCTAAATACACCCGACACGGTCTTTAGGTAGTACATTTCTGCGGGCAGCTCACCCAAGTTAGCTAAGCGGTTGTACTCATCCTTAGCGTTGTTCATCACCGCAATCAGATCGTTGTACGCACGTACCAGCTTTGCATCCCCTGAGAATCCACGTTGAACTGCAAGGAGGGCCAGCTCAAGTTTTTGTTGCAGCGCAGCATGAAGCGCCTCGTGTAGTACTGTAGTGTTATTAATACCTTGGAAACTACCTGCGCTAGCACCGCGCACAAAGATAGTACGCTCACCGGTAGCTGTGTTCTCAAAGTAAACACCACGAGCACGAGAGTTGTCGTTGCCCCACGCCTCTTGATGGCGAGATAATTGTTCTGGCAGCGGATCAGTTTCTTCAACCACAACAAAGTTAACGCCAGCTACCAAACTACGGAGACGTTTGGCCAAGAACTTTTGAAAGCCAGTCCCTGTCTTAATAACTCTAGTCAATGCTTGGGCGGCGTTCTTAGCTTTATTAAAGCCCTCATCTGCGGCTTCAACTTCATCGTTGCTTGCAGAGCTTTTGTTTATACGTTCTTGCGCTTTGTACTTGCGTCCAGCAACTACGTCGTCGTATTCTTTCTGGGAAATCTTTGAGCGGTCAGCAAGCGCGGCTTTAACACGATTACCCAAAGCAGTGCCACGGTGTTTAGCTTCTAAATCCAGCATTGCGTTAATTGCATTGCGCTTAGCCGCACGTTTGTCGTTTTCTGCGTTCTTTAGACCTTCATCGTCGGCAATGTTGGTTTCGTCGATAGGTGCGTTGGCTTTGTCTAAATCGGCTTGCAACTTGGGTAGGGCACGCTCGCCCTTCATGTAATCAGCACGGGCTTCAGTACGGGCTTTATCTTTTTCTGCGCGTTGCTCTTCAGTGATGTCAGCCTTTGGCCGACCACGTTTGCCTTTGCTTACTTCTCCGGCAGTTGATGCCGCTTGTCCTTCTTGCGTTGTTTTGACGGTTTCAGTGGTTTCAGTGCCAACGTCGGCTCCTTTAGTTTCTATTTTTGTTTCAGTAGATGCTTTTTCTGCTCGTTCTTTAAATATTTGATCTTGGTCAATTTCCAACTCCGCTGTTTCTACAAGAGAAGGACGACGTTTATTTGGTATATCACGAACCAACATAGCCGTGCCTGTATCACCTGCCTGTTCATAGCGGTCAGCAATACGTTTAATACGAGCATCAGTATCGCTATAGGCAGGGGCGGTTGTATCGTCTTTGGTACGTTTGGCGTACGCTTCTTCATCCGTTACTGCAACGGGCTTAGATCCTTCTCTTTCAGTAGACTCTGTAACATCCGCTCTAGTAGAAACCACTCCATCTCGTTCAGCTTCTCTAACTCCTGTGGTGGCGGAAACGTTGTCGGTTGATTGTGCAGATAGCGCAGGGCTCTCTCCACCTGCTTCACTGATAGGTTTTGTAGCATCTTCCGCTCCCTCTTCAATAGGCGCATTTGTCTGTGTAACCTCTGGTGTTCCGCCAAGCCTAGCAGTTGCTATTCTTAAAGCATCATCAGGATCAAATCCACGACGCTCTAATATAGCGGCGGCTTCTTTAATTTGTTCTGGTGTTGCTTGTTCTTTAATAGGAGCAGCTTCCGATACCACCGTAGCGGGCGCAGATTGTTCCTCAGCCGCAGGTTTTCTACGTTTAGCTAAGGCGTCTTTAAGTGCTTGGCGTTTATCAACGGGGGGCGCAGGTTGTTCCTGTTCTGTTTCTGACTCAAAAATTGGCTCGATTTTTTCTTTTTCTTCCGTAGCTGCTTTTGGAGCGCCGGGCGTTGTAGCTATGTTGATAGCGCCCAGACCTGCTGTAGGAGCAATAGAACCAACGCCTTCTTTTGCGCCAGATTCAAACATTTCTTTGGCGGTTTGCAAGGTAGCAAAGTTTTTACGCTCGCCAGTTTGAACTTTACCTGCGGCCTGTGCGCCTTCTTGACCAGCACCGGCTACAAACTCTTGACCGAATTGTTTGGGAAATTCTTTAACTAATTCTTTAGCCGCACCTGCGCGGCCCGCCGATTTTATAAAACCTTTAACGCCTTCTTTAGCTACTTTAGCCGCAGGGCCAAGCACTAAATCTAATGCGCCAGAACTAATTGCAACGGCTAAATTAACGTCGTCGGTTTCTTGTAGCCTTTGGGCTACACGAGCGGCTCTTTCTTCTGGTGGTAAAGTTTTAAGTTCCGCAGCCATTGCTTCAAGGCGGTTGCTAACAGCTTCGCTGTAGCCCATACCAGTTCCCAAAGCAAGCAAGCCCGGTTGTTTTGTAGTGATCGCAGCAATGATAGAAGGTATGGCGTACACCGCACCAGAACCAATGCTACTGGCTAGCCAATTACCAAAATCGGCGGCGCTCTCAACTTCTAAAACTTTTTCTTGCCGTGGCTTGTACTTTTGGTTTTCGCGTTGGTACTGAGACAGCAAGCCAAGTGAGGCGTTTACAAACTCTTTATTATTAGTTAGGTCTTTAGTGATTGAATCCCGTAGTCGACCACGTACTTCTGGGTTAGAAGCAAAATACATACGTGCTTGTGGGTCACGGGGCAGCTCGTTGGGAGACTTGATTTGCCCTTTGTCAATCTGGTCTAGTAGTTGCAAACGTTGGATGGTATTACCAAGAACATCGGCACTACCGGCCAGTTTAAACTGCTCAACTGAACTTGGGATGCCAATAGTAGCCGCACTAACAACCGCCTTTGAAGCTTCTTCAATCGGAGAAAAACTTCTGTCCGGTTCTGGCTTAGGCGCGGGTGGTGGCAAGAACGATTGGGCTGCGGGCTTTTGTGCTATTGGAGTAGCTGGAGTAGGAGCTACTTGCTGCGTTGGTCGTAAAGCAGGATTTATATTTTGTGCGGCTGGGGGGTTAGCCGCTAAACGTGCAAGTTTTTGAGTTTCTGCATCGAGTTCAGGTGCGGGAGCAGGAGCAGGAGCGGGAGCTAGGGCAGCAACGGGGGCAGGGGCGGGAGCAGGTTGGCCTTGACTTCCTAAAAACCCAAGGATTTTTGCCTTAGCCGCAGCCGCATCGTCTGTATCAATATCATAATGCAGACCTTTGTATTCGTAGATTGGCATTGCCTACCTTACTTAATTTTTATTGGGTTGTCTGCCGTACCTGCTTTTGCCGCTGGAGCGGCGGCGGGGGCCGCATCGGGGTTAGCCGCCATCCACTTTCTTCTCCACTCACGTTCGTACGCATCTTTATCTTTAGCGTCAAGGTAAGGGACGGTAAACTGATGCTTACGCCAGTCTTCGTTTATGTCTTTTCTTTCACGGGCAGAAACAGCAGGTGCGGCAGCCGACTGTCTGTAAAGGTTAGTTGCCAAAGCTTCAATTTCCGCTTCAGACATGTTTGGGAATTTTTCTTTTAAACCCGCAGCAATAGCTCTTACACCCCTTTGCTGATCCGTTTCTCTAGGTGTTTTACCAGCAGCGTTTTTGTTTGCGGCTCTAGTAGCGGCAACATCGCGTGAAGCTTGAGCAGTCTCGTACTTGCCCATGAGGTTAAGGTTACCCGTAACCAGTCGAGCCATAAGATTATTCTTAGACACGCCCAAGTCTTTAGCAATTTTAGCCAAGTCAATGTCGGCTTTTTGTTCCGCTTTAATGTCACCGTCTTTTTGCGCTTGACGCAGGGCTTGCAACTTGTACTTAGCTTCGTTTATTAACGAGTCTTGCTTGATCGCGTCTTCACGCAAATCAGCTTTTTCACCCATTAACTTTTCAGCGGAGCCGGTATAGGAGCGAGTAAACGCATTGAGCCCACCAAGACCTTTTTGCCCACGAGAGCCTTCACTCCAGTCGGCTAAAGCCCTAGCCACAGCCATCTTTTCGCGTTGCTCAATGTCTGCTTGTTGTAAAGCACGCTCGGCTGTTTTGGCTTCTTTTAACGAGCCAAGACCTTCTAAATAACTTTTACCAATTGGGCCCCCTTCAACACCGTAATCTTTGGTTAACTTAGATTCAATGTCTGTTCGTGACCGCACGGGGCGTACGCCTTGTTTCATTAGCGCTTGAATTTGCGGCATGAGTTTCTTCAACTCTGCTTCCGCGTCGTAACCGGGTTCGTCTTCAACTGCGGCTTCTTCAGCAACTGCAACTTCTTCAGCGGGGGCCTCCTCTGTTTTATTAAGCCCACCACTTTGGAAAGCAACAATACCGCCAGAGCCGTACTCAAACATGCTGTCATCGACGGGGAGACTCATTAAGCCACCATCTGCTGCCGTCATAACTTGTTGAGGAGCCCCTTGTTGCGGTGCTTGCTGAGGAGGCATTTGGGGCGCTTGTTGCGGCGCGGGTTGAGCACCTTGAGGCATACCTTGTTGGGGCATGGGTTGTCCTTGACCTAAAGCACCAATACCCATGTTTTGCAGGGCTTGTTTAGGCAGGCTTTGATTTAAAGGTTCGGCAGGTGGCTGCGACTGATTCTGCGCCGACTGCATCTCTTTATTGATTTCGCTAATACGAGCAAGCGCCATAAATGGAGGCACTTGTGGGTTACCTCCTTGAGCCGCCGCCGTCAAATACTGGATTGACTGAGGCAGGGGTGGCAGCTTGTTAAGTCTGTCTTGTACTTGAATTAAATTCATACTGCTACCCTTAACCGAGTTTAAGTTTCTTCAACGCATCTTCCAACTGTGTCATACCACCAAAAGCTTCAACCAACTGACCGATGCCAGACTTAGGCAGGGGTGTATTAGTTACAGTAGAGATAGGCAGACCTTGCAACATGGACTGCAAGTACTGAGTCTTCTTCATTGGGTCGTCGCGCTGCGCCAAGAATTCATTGTAGTCGGCAGTGATGCCTTCTTGCTCGATACCACGTTCTGCTGCACCTGCGTTAGCCAGCATATTGACCAAGTCTTTAGATTGGCCTTGCTCAGTATTAAACTGACCCATGGCTTTATCGTACGCACTTGCGTACCCTTGGCCGACAGTTTTGTTTTGCTCAGACAACAGATTACGGGCTGCTTCAGATTCCATAATAGCCTGACGACCACCACCAAAACCACCAGCTTGTGTAAGCTTGGCTAATCCGGGTTGTAGGTTCAGCTTAGACTGACGGCGCATCTCTTCCATCTGTGGAGCAAGTACAGATTCCAAGTACGGGTTCATGTACGACTGTGCAATGTTGCTAGGCTGTTGAGATGTTTGTGGCGGTGTTAGTCCAGCGATACCTTGAGGCTCTGGTGGAAATGAAAGGTAGCCGGTTGAGTTTTGTGGGCCTGAGGTATATATCATATTACCCATGGGGGGCATAGCGCCGGGGCCAGCAGAAACTGGGCCGCCACCTTGCTGAGGCATAACTGCTGGCTGGCCACCCATACCAGAACTAAAGCTTTGACCCAAATTACCGGGGAATGAGAGGTTACCTAAGCCTTGAAACACCTTGTTTTGCAAGTTAGACGTACCTGCGGTCATTGGGCCTTGATAGACTTGATACGGCTCGTTAGAAATAGCTTGGGCTTTACCCAGCATATTAGTTACATACGGCCCTATGTAATTAGATAGGGTTTGTTCCGACGTGCCGCCAGCGGCGGGCAGTGCTGAAGCAGCGGTGCTATTAGGTGCAGGTGTAGCCATAGTCGTTCCTTAAGCGGGTAAGTGCTTGTCTGATTTAGTATCAGCAGCAATGTTTTTGGCCTTTCTACGGGCCTTCTTAATTCTGTCCATCATTGCGTATAGTTTACGCGCACCAGCCTCTGTTGAGCCATTGCCTAGTTCAGAAACAATACGTGCTGGGATTACAAATTCACCGTCGGCTAACCGAGCAGGTTGTCTTTTGCCAATCATAGCTGGGATGCTATCAGACACGCCATCACCGGGGCCTTTGAGTAACCGACCGCCATCTGAGTAACCGCCCAGATTGGCAATGCCGCCACCTGCGTAACCCATTAGACCGCCAGCCGCCGCAACTTCTACAGGAGCAGGGTCAACAACAGCTTCTTCTTTAACGGGAGCCGCGCCAGCCTTAGAATACTGCATTGGGCTGAAGTATGTAACACCGCCTGAACCGGGTCGGCGAGCCATCATGTTTGGCCCTAAAGCTGCTTGATAGCGCTGGTTTACGGTTGCTGCTGGGAGTCCTGTAATACCTGCAATGCGGTCTGGGCTAATACCAAATTCGTTCATGCCGCGAGCAACCATAGCATCACTCATGCCGGGACGGGTTATGTAGTCACGAATCTCGCTATCAGAAGGGTTATACGTACCAGCGGGGCCGGTCATAGGCACTGCGTACTGCTGACGTGACGCAACTAAATTAGGGATGCTACCTTTGTAACCGCCGGGGCCACCTGTTACACCCATTAATTTGTCGGCTAACGAGCCAATACCAGCAGCGCCTAGAGTCTTGAGCAAGCCAGAAAGTACGGGGGATTTTTCAAACAACTTTGTAAGGTCTGAAGTATTAAACATATTACCGGATGTGGTGTCACCCGTAGTAGATACGTTCTGCCAAGACTGCACATCTTCACCGGTGTCAGAGTAACCTACGTCGTCACCGTAACCTATAGTTCCACCATCCGTAGAATAGGAATCAAAGTTAGTGTCGTCAACACTCCAGTCAATTTCATCACCCATGTTAGGCTCCTTGCCTTATGATTTCTGCAATTTCTTCGGGGGTCGCAGCGTTGTCACTTGACCCTTCAATCTTTTTAAGCAATTCTTCGACGTCATTTTCGTCGGTTTTGTCTTTTCGAGCAAGCTCTTCTTCCTCGATTTTTTCACCCTCAGCACCGGCTTTGGTGACGCTCAGCGCTTTGTACTCTTCTTGCTCCAACTTGCCTGACTTGCTGACCTTTTGCTTCTTAGAGCCAAAGTCTTTGCCGTAATAGAACACGTTGGCCAACTGAGCCGTACCAAAAGACGATGCCAATGCAGTGGCTTGAGGCCAAGTTAAACCCGTAATTTTGCTTGGAACCTTTGGATTCTTAGGCGGCTTAGGCGGCGGCTGTTTGGTTGGATCATTGATAATTTTATCAACAATTGGGTCATCTATCAGGGTAGTAACCTTGTCAATTACGTCATCGTCTAAGTCGTCAATAACTTTTTCTACTTCTTCAATATTAGGTAAATCGGTAGTTATTTTAGTATCTGTGTCTGTGTCTGTGTCCGTGTCTAAGTCTGTGTCTGTGTCTGTGTCTACGTCTGTGTCCAGCTTGGTGTCCAGCTTGGTGTCTAGCTTAGTGTCTAGCTTAGTGTCCAGCTTGGTGTCTAGCTTAGTGTCCAGCTTAGTGTCTGTAGCTGTGTCAGCCTTAGTATCTAGCTTGGTGTCTGTAGCTGTGTCAGCCTTAGTGTCCAGCTTGGTGTCTGTAGCTGTGTCAGCCTTAGTGTCCAGCTTGGTGTCTAGCTTAGTGTCTGTAGCTGTGTCAGCCTTAGTATCTAGCTTGGTGTCTGTAGCTGTGTCAGCCTTAGTATCTAGCTTGGTGTCTAGCTTGGTATCTGTAGCTGTGTCAGCCTTAGTATCTACATCAGACTTGGTATCAGCAAGTACGTCTGCAAGTGTGTCGGCTTTAGTCTCAGACAGTCCCGCAGTTTCTAGGGCAGCAACAACATCTGATTTAGCATCCGCCGCAGCCGCAGTTGCTTTTGCATCGGTTGTGATAGGGGTATCTTTAGCCTTTAAACCAGTCAAATCGCCGATTGTTAAGGGTTTACCATCACCCGCAGTGCCAATAACTACATCTGGTTGGACTTTAAATTCAGGGCCTTTACCCGTTACGCTAGAACCAAGCACATCACCGACTGTGACCGCATTGCCGTCTGTATCAAAGCCAACAGGCGCGTTTAAATTATCAACACTAAACTTAGTATCTGCGCCGCTAGTCTTTGTAAGGTTATGAACAACCGCCTCGGCCACAACAGTATTGGCAACCGACTGAGCTTGGTTAACGTTCATGCCTGCGTCTTGCATCGTAGTTGCAATCTGCGTACCGGCGTCTGACAAGTTTTTAGTATTTGCAAGAGTGCTTGCAACTTGAGTCTGCAACTCACCGGCTTTATCGCCAGCTACGGAAGTAAGTATTTCAGAAGAAGCCGCTTGTTCTACCTTACTCAGCGCCATTTCGCCCAACTGAATAGAAGCTACAGTGTGTCCAGCAACAGCAGCGCCAGCGGTTGCACCCGTCAAAATGTTATTTACGTTGACCTTGCCGGTAGCAAAATAGTCTTCAAAGCCTTGGGCTGCGCCTTCTTCTACATACTCTAGCGGCATTTCTTTAGCCGCTGATTTACCTACTGTACTAAGAGTTGTTTTTTCAACTACGTCACCCGCGGCCCGTTTAATAAACGGAGCATCAACAATAGGGCCAAGCACCGCAGCTACAGTGGCGGAAGCAACAAACGCTTTTTGACCCGCAGCATGTGCATTTGCTTCACTCATACCGGCTTTTTCGGCCTTTGCCACAGTGCCGTTGTATCCTGCGCCGCCAGCTTCAACCCCGTTAACAATAGCGTCGGCAGCAAAGCCTATAAATTTACCGCCCCACTTAGCCGCAGTAGCGCCAGTCAAAATTGGAATAACTTCTTGGATACCTTCTTTAACTACAGCGTAACCAAAACCAATTGGGTTGTTAATAATGGCTGAAGGTAGGACTTTTAATTTAGCGCCAGCGTCAGACCAGAAATTTCCAGTGTTACCAGCTTTAGCAATCTCAGTTACAAACCCTTGTTCTTGCTCTTGAGCTTTGGTACTAACATTATTTGCTCCGTAAGAAGTCAAACCGTTTGCCATACCCGCAAGAAGGCTGTTTTTGCCAATAGCTCCACTAGCTTTAAGAGCGCCCTCAAGTGCGGATGCTTGTTCACCTGCGGCTGCGGATAATGTACCCGTTACGTTTTTAAACACGGACGTAATTGCACTGTCAGATTCTTCAGCCGACAGCTTGGCAGTTTTGTTCTGCGCAGCAAGTCTTGCGGTTTCTGCCGTTGATTGGTTAGGAGCGTTACCTAATACTAAAGAATTATTTAATGCTGTTAGACGTTTAGTTTCAGCCGAGTTTTGATCTGGCGCAGCAGCAAGTGTTCTAGCAGCCGTATCACCCTGTGCTGCAACTGTACTGGATGCGTCAGTTACTGTAGATAAATTAGATGCGTTTAAAGCAGCAATTGCTTTGTCACCGGCGGTAACGTTTAAATCTGGGCGTTCTTCTTTTGTAGCGGTGCTAAAGCTTTCTACTTTGCCTGTCTTGGGGTTAAACCAATCAAATGTTTTATTCGCGCCAAGTTCTTTACGTGCTAGCGCATACGCATCATTAAAGCTACTGCTGGTTCTAATCGTATCCCGCAGTTGGTCGTTTGCGGCGTTTTTATCTTGCGCGCCTTTTAGGTCACCAAACTCAGTATCAATAAGCGTACTAGCGTCTGTAAGAGTTTTTGCAAGCGCATCCGCACCGCCGAGGTTTAATGTGTCCGGGGTTGTAACTGCATCGCTACCAATAGACGAAACAACATCCTTATTGGCAAGGAGTGAGGTAATAGTGTCGGCATCTGTTGCAGCATTGCCGTCTACTAACCCAGCTTTAGTTAGCGTATCTTCTGTGTTTGTACTTGTACTTTTAGCGTCGGCAATGGCTGAGTTAGCCGCAGTAATAGCGCTATTGATAACAATCTGGTCTAAAGGTTTGCCGGAAACTACGCCTGTTACAGCGTTAGTAACCAACTTTTTCTGAGTGTCAGTCAGGTCGCCAAACCCTTCAATATTACCTAAAAGCGAATTAACAGCACCGTTAACACCACCGGTAACAAAACCTCTAGTCATAGCTTCGCCAACATCTTGGCCACTAAGCAACGCAGTGCCAGCAGAAACTGCGGCGTTCTGAAAGCCTTTAGTTAAACTGTCTGTAACACCCGCTGGCAATCCAAGGTCTTTAATAAATGAAGCTCCCTCCCCCATAAAATCCATGCCGGGGATTTGAGCGCCAGCAAAACTGATTGCAGCGCCCTTAATTGCATCCCCAATATCTTTACCACTTAAAACATTTACAGCTAAATTAGCCGCAATTTGTTGGGGTATAGACAGACCACCCGTAGCCAACGCCAAACCAATTTGACCAATCGGGCCAAGGTCTTGCATAAGGATAGCAAGATCATTAGAAGTTGCGTACGTTGTATAAAAGATTGGCGTGCCGTCAGGAGTGAATTGAACTCGATAGCCAGTGTTCCCACTGCCATCAAACGTACCGCCAAAAGCATTTCCTGTTTGTCGCTCACCATAAGTACTAGGAACAGCTTCCCCAGTCTTTTTGTTGCCGTAGGTTGTTTGCCCTGTATCGGCTACAAGTTTGCCGTCTACTGTTTTAAGTTTTGATGGGTCAATTGCTTCCAATTCACCATTGCCGTTGTCTTGACCATACAAGGTTGTTAGCTTTGCCCCTGCTGGAACTTCTACTGATTTATAATATTCATTGCCTTCTGAGTCATATTGCCCTGAAGGTACACTAATAACTTGAGTAGTTTTACCAGTATCTTCATCGGTAACAGTTCTAACATACTGCCCGTTATACGTTTTGCCAATTTCTTGGACTGGTGTGTAAACAGGAACAACACCAAAATCTTTAATGTCGGTAATATCAATACTGGCCAAAATGCTTGCCATATCAGCGGCGTTTGCTTGCGCAGTGCCCTTACCTTCACCCGTCCATTTGTCTGTTAAGTTTTGAGAAAGAATTTGTTGGGTTAACGTAGTCGTAGCAGCAGAGCCAGTATCTTTAATTACGCTACCTTCAGAGTTAACAATCGCGCCAGTATTAGTTAAGAACGTGCCGTTGTTTAGGTCAACTGCTTTAGACAGATCAACCGCTGCTGGCTGTGTTTGTGTTTGTGTTTGCGTTGTATCGTCATTAGCAATAGCCGCGTCATACCTAGTCTGAACATCAGCTAAGTTAGTGTTAGTAGCCCTTGCCAGTTGTTCTGGCGACACAGAAGCTTCCTGCATTACCCTAGCAATAGTGGCGTCGTCTGCGCCGGGGTTAGCATTAAACCAACCAAGGATGTCGGCATCGGTTACTTTAGTAGCTTGAGTTTGGGTTTGAGCTTGAGTTGTATCCGCAACTTGCGTGTTGTTTGTAAGGGTAGCAATTCCAGTCGGCGGTGTGTACGTATCTGGTGTGTATGTATCCGGTGTGTATGTATCCGATGTGTATACATCCGCAACTTGCGTATTGTTTACAGAAGTGTTGGGGCTGTCATAAGTTGATTGAGAATATACATCTGGCTGAAACTGTTGCGCAGAATAATCAACTTCTTGTGTAACGGGGGCGGCGGCAGGGAGCGACGCAATGCCCAAAGCGGCGTCGTACCGAGACTGAATACTGCCTAAGTCCGTGTTAGTTACTTGCGACATCCGCTCCGGAGTTACCCCCGCCGCCTGCATAGTGGTAGCAATTAGCGTGTCGTCCGCATCGGGATTAGCGTTTAGCCAACCAAGAATGTCTGCGTCTGTTACTGCCATTATCCGACCTTCCAATTTGTTCCGTCAGAATATATAGGTACAGCCACTGCCCCGCCACCCACCACTGTTGCCCCAAATGTTGGAGCTAGTGCATCTGTTACAAAAGATCTTGCACCTAAACCAGAAGTAACTGCGCTAGGCAGTGTAGACACCGTGTAGTTAGTCAATGCAGGGATAATCTCGTCTGTTTTTAGTTGGTCAAGAATTGCATCGACCCTGTTAAAGTACAGACGCAAAACGTTGTTAAGTTGGTCAGCATATTGCCGCTCATACTCTATTGGAGCCAGTGGTAAGTTAGGCGAAGCAACTTGGTTGATTTCAAAATCAGAGATAACAATCATGAGTTACCCCTTCTGCCGTCTTGTTTGATGTCAATACGAGGACTGCCTAACTGCCAAGCACACCCAAGCTGGTTAGACTCAACCTGCAAGATCATCTGACGGCCACGCACCCTGACGTACACCTGACCCGTAAACTCTTCAATAACAGCAGTAGCCGTGCGTGTAATCGTAGCGCTTGAATTGCCACCCAAAGAGATGGGATCGTTATACCCAGAGCCAGAGTTCTGCATGGGGATTAAGGTCATAGTCACATTAGGTGACGCATTGTCTGATCCTCGGAATGTAATGTCGGGCAGCATCCTCCAGACAAAGCCAAAATGGTCGCCGTCATCAATGTCAAACTCGGCAGAGCCAATAATTGCGTTAATAGCTACAGGTGTTCCGCTTACGTTGTCATCATTGCCGCTCTCATGCTCAACGATGTTATAGCTATATGTGGCCGCTATTGGGTGGGCGCGAAGACCAGAATCAAGCCAAGCTGTACGGCCCATAGTCCCATAGGCCCATACGTCTTCTAAGTAGTTGTAAGTAACGTACAAGTCAATTACATTGCTTCCGGCAGAGCAATAGAACCACCAAACTTCGTTATAGCCTTCGTTAGTTCCAGAACAAATCTGCTCGGCTTGCAATAAATTAATGTCTTGGAAAATGTACTGCTTAAGATCACAACGCAAAGTCTGGACACGACCATCGTATTTATAAAACTTTTCTACGCCCATCCAGTACACAACACCAGATGCCGCAACAGCCGCATTGGGGCCAATAATAGAAATGTTATCGCCTAATAATTGGGTGCTCCAAACGACTGGTGGCCCTTGATATTGCAAAGAATAAAGTGCCGAGTCAGTAAATACTATGATCTCTTGGCGGGTCTGGACAGCTGTAATAATTTCAGAACCGTGCGACAGTTGGGTACTACCTGCTTGGTTAGTTGCTGCTACTGCCCAATCTACTACAGACTCTTGATCTGACCAGCGGATTAACATTGGGTTCTTTGTTGAACTGCCGTAGTCGTTAGTTCCAAACGCAAATACAAACCGACTAGCATCGGAGATAATCAAGAAGTCTTGCATCAATGGAACATCACTGGCCCCCACCAAGCTAGAAACTAAAACGCCGCGAGTAGTTACGCCGTTTGTTGCATCCCAGTAATACAGCGCCCCACCGCGAGGGCCAAAGATTAAATCTTCGCCAAAGTTTTGCTGGTTCCAAATACGCATAGAGAAAGTTGATGTACTACCAACACCCCAAGTACCAGACCCCCAAGAGCCAGCACCCCATCCAACCAAAGGAATAGCATATTCTGGGCCTACATTGACTTGATACGCCGCTACAACAGAAGCCCCACCACCAGGAGAACCAGAAACATCTGTGGCATTTGCCGTAGCTGACGCTGTAAATGTATAACTATTAGCGTTTATTACTGAGATTTGATACTCGGCATTCAAGACCGTTGCCGTGATGTTTCCACCAAGACCTACAGCCCCACTAAACGTTACAAAGTCGCCCGTTACGCCACCGTGCGCTGTGTCTGTAACAGTGATAATGGCCGAGCCATTTGTAGCTACAAACGGATTATTGTTAATTGTGCTGCTGGCCCGGATAGGCGTGATGTCGTAATAAGCACCGCCTCGTTCAATGTAGAACTTTAAGTTAGTGCCTACACCAACAAGGTTTAAACCACCTAAAGTAATCCAATTCCACAAAGAACGGCAAACACCCAGAAACGTGTACGCAGAAATACGTACCCAGCCGCCAATTTTTTCGGGCGTACCCTGACGGAACCGCATCTTGTCGGAAACGTACCAACCGTTCTCGTTGGTATAGCGGGTGTTTTCTTTGTTTACACCCGGCTTCAGGGTTAGTTTTTTAAGCGGCATGGGCTACCTTTATTTACTGGCAACGCCTTTGGTCTTCTCAAAAGAACGCATACCGGCAATGCCCAAGATGCCTGATAATATCACCCATAGCTGGTCTGCGTCTAGTACCGGAGGAGGATCCATGCCCACTGGAACCCAGCCCATAGCCTGCAAGTACTTCCAGCACCACTGAAAAAGCGGATACAGAAGAAACTGATACCCCATAGCCGCCACGCCAATCCAACCGATGGCAGGACGCCAGCCGCTGACAAACACGCTACTGGACGCCGCTTCGATCTTGTTGACCTCAATCTGGGCTAGGTCTGTAGCCTGATTGATGCGTTTCTCTTCAAGATCAAGCTTTCGTTGCTCAATCTCCATTTCCATCTTTTCTTTGTCAGTGGTAATTAGGTCGCCAGCAACCTTACCCACGGCTTCAATGATTGATCCAACGGCAAGCAAGCTCATGCTAGACCTTTCAACGTACGGTTAATCCAACCTTTGAGGAACTTAACCTGCGCAGGATTTTTGTTGCATATCTCAACGTAACGGGCAATCTTGGCCAAGGCGTAGGATTCTTTAAACCGTTGGCCGTCCGTGATTTGGTTGAGTTTCTCTACAGTTTTAGCACCGATACCGCCGTCAGGAGTAGCGCCCACCACAAGCTGCGCCAGCTTTACAGCCATGCCCATGCCTGCGTTTACACCAAAGTTAAAGATGGTATTGGCCACCTCTTGGTTACTAATCTCGTTACCCCGCATCTTGTCCCAGAACTCAACACGGTAGAACTCACGCACCATAGGTGTTAAGGAACCGCCCATTTCTTTCTTGTCTACCAGCGCCCAGCCGGGCCACTGCGGATTCTTGTTTCTAGCAATGCCCGCATAGGTCATACCACCCGTGTCGCCGGGTACTTCGTGTAGGACGTAGCCGCCCTCGTCTCTAATCATTTGCTCAAAGGCTGGTTCAAACTGTGCCATCATTTTTCCTTGCAGGGTGCTTCTGACTTTTTAGAATCGTCATTTTGCATGAGTTTGATACCAGACAGGAACCCAATCATGCCGCCTATAAGAGTAGAAAAAGCGGGTGAAATCATCTTGAAAATTTCTGCGTTGTCCACTTCCTTGGCCCACAGACCCAACATAAAGCTGATTACCATTGCCAATACGGAGATACACAGGGTTGTGCTTACCATGAGCGTGACGTACAGCGTCAGCTTGTCCCTCGTGTCCGGAACAGGTTTCTTGACCGGTCTGGGTATCGGTTTTCTGGTCATACAAGTTTGTCAATCTCGCGTTTAAGGTTGGTGATGTCAATGTTTATTGTGATCTGCCGCATCCTGTATTCATAAATCTCGTACTCGTACTGATGGAACTTCTTTACCTGTTGCGCTATTTGTGTGTTTAAAGCACGTTCAGCGTCAAGCCTTTCCACCCGTTTTGCAAACGCTTCTGTCTGCACACTGGTTTGAGGCTGGACAATCGGATACCACTTGTCGTAGCTGATCTTCATTTCTTTTCACGTTTAAGCGCCTCTTCATATCCACGCAAAATTAACGTTCTTGCTTCTGCCGAATCTGCTGTACCCGCCCACATAGGCAGGTTGTTCCAAATTACTACATAATCTTCTGACTTGCAATACTGTGCATTGTTCTTTAGCCACGCAATCATTTGTTGATGGCGCTCGGATGGGTTGTGGATTGTGTAACCAATTCCATAGAACTCGCGCACATAACAACCATTCTTGGCTACGGCTCCAACTAGCCCCAACAGCAGTAACAGAATGAGCCAACGCATTCATCACACCAAAGTCCATGCAATTATGTACGTGCCATAGATGACGAAGGCCACTATACAGGCTGCGGCAATGAATGCTTCAGCCCAGTCCCACATCATGCAGGCTCTAGTTCCTTGACCGTGGCTGTTATGACTGCGGTGGATGTGTCTCGATCCATTGTCAAATAGCCTTGGCAAGTGATGTTGTAGTCTACCCCGTTAGCATCTTTTTCGCTTTTGACGGGGACGGTGATGTCAAGGTTCTTGAACAGAAGCTCTTTGTCGTTTTCAAAGACGCGCCAGACGTGATCCATAGAACCACGACCTTCCATGCCTCTGCTTTTGTTAAACCTGATCTTGTACGTGTTCATATCACCTCGGCAGGGGGCGGGGGCGGCAAAGCCTTCTCAACGCCAATCGTAAAGTGAATGAACGTAAACGGCTTGTCAGATCTGTTGCGGGTGAACAGATGCGGAACCCAAGCGTTGGTCATAATTAAAAGACCCGGCTTTGGCTGAAAGTTTACCATCGTGGTTCCAAGCGTTACCTGACTAATGTCTTTCTGTGGCAGGTTAATCTGCTTCTTGGCTTGGTTTGGGTCTGAGAAAACAATCCTCGCCTCTTCGTCAGGACAATCAAGGAAGTAAAACCCAACCAACTGAGCGCCTGCACCGTGAATGTGCTCATCCATACCTGAATGCTTTTGATGCTCTTGCGCCCAAAACTCCATGAGATTTGTGCTCTTGTCTCTCATATCGTAGCCTTGGCTGTCTAAAATATTCCAACCAGACTGGGCTATGTGTTTAATCAAACCTTCTAAGCGACCATCAAACATACTTCCTGTTTGAATGAGCAAACCGTCAGGGCTTTTTACAGAGTTCTTTAGGTAGTCCGCAACAACAGTTTTGGCTTCATCCAAAAACTGAGGTTCCTCGGCAGTGTAGACCGCCGAAGAAAAATAGTAGCTTGTTGCAAAGCTGGAAGACATTACTCAGCAACTTTCTCAACCCAAGACAAAGTTGACTCGCTCCAGTCGTACTGCTTGCCATCATTAGGCTTTGCAGTAGGAGCCGCCCAGTCTTTTGTGGTGCTGTCAAAAACCCATGATGGGTAAGGTTTGACACCTGTAAAAACATTGTGTTCTTCGTTGTAAATCATGCCAGCGCCAGCGTAACGACCACGAATAGAACCGTTGTACGAGGTCTGCACCCAACGACCCCCAAAGAGCCTTTCGCAGTATGCCGCACCAATGTATTCTTTTTCAACGCCTTTAGCGTCTGCGGTGTCTGCATTTTTAACAACAACAATACGCAAAACCGTGTTGTTTGAGTCGAGTTCAGCAAAATGTGCCATTACATATCTCCGATTAAAAAACCCACGAAACCACACTATGCCTTACGCCTTTAGTGATTTCATTTACTTTGTGGGGGTACATAAAATTAGATGGGAACACCATAACAGAGCCTTTTGGCATCTCAATCACAGTATCTTCCCACATCACAAACTCTCCACCCTTGTAGCCATCATCTAACGCTCCAAGAACGCTTAGGATTGGTATACCCTTGCGCTGACCATCAAACATACTGTGGATGTGGTCGCAATGCAACTCCATCTGCGTATTGGTGTCGTACCTGTTGAAGCGAATTTCCGAATACCCATTCCAACCGTTGTACCATTTAAATTTAAACTCGTTCAAATAGTCACGAATGGCGTACCAAAACCGTTCTTGGATTGCAGTTTTCTCAGGAATGTTTCCATGCGAAATTGACAGCTCTTTATCGTAGCTAAGATATGAGTTGTTTTTTGCATCATAAAACTGATGCTGTTGAAAGTGAATGCTTTTAAGATTCTCAACAGCAGAGTCACACAGCTTATCATCCAAAAAGCCGTTGTAAACCTTAACGTAGTCTTGTAGATTCTTTTGCATTACAGGTGCAACCCAGTCAAAGAGTCGTCGTTGCCAACATAGCCAACAGGAAACGTATTAAACGAGAGGCTGATGCGTGTTTCTTTTGCTTCGACTTTTTCAACCATGTGAGTTAAAGATGATGGGAAGATCACAATATCACCAGTACCAACAGGCAACCACCAAGAATCAGAATTGTAGACATTAAAATCCTCTGAATGAATCCTAATGCGGTGATACGGCTCAT